GAGGTCGTTCTGCTGATGATATTGCAACACTTGGTTTTTATACCAATAATGGTGCAACTAATACAGCGCAAATTCAAATGCGCCCTAATGACAATGAATTTAGGTTTGCAGCATTAGGGGCTAGAAGCCAAACTTGGTACACCAATGGCTCTGAGCGTATGCGCCTCGACTCCAGCGGCAACCTTGGATTAGGTGTTACTCCTAGTGCTTGGGGAAGTGGCGTTAAGTCGTATCAAGTTGGCAATTACACCGCATTGACCAATAACCAAGGCGGGTATACATGGCTTTCAAACAACGCATTTTATGACACTGCGTGGAAATACCTAACTACCAACAGGGCACTGTACTACGCTCAAGATACGGCGGATGGCGGACACAAGTGGTACACCGCCCCCAGCGGCACAGCAGGTGATGCTATTAGCTTTAGCCAAGCAATGACGCTTGATGCGAGTGGGAATTTGGGGGTTGGTACTACAAGTCCTAACCTTGCTGGTTCTGGCTACACCAATTTGGTCTTAAGTAACGCAACAAATGGCGGTATTCTTTATGTTGACCGACCAAGTGGTGCAAGAGGATATTTTTACGCCAACGCAACCACGTCAGTAGTTCTGGGAACGGTTGGTTCGTATCCACTAGTTTTTACTACCAATGACACAGAACGCGCCCGTATAGACAGCAGTGGTAATTTGTTAGTTGGTGCTACAAGTACATCAGCATGCAAAGTGCGAGTTACTGTTGGTGGTTCTGCGGCAGGTGTTCGTGTTGATGGTATTACAGGGGCTAATCAAGACTTTCACGCTAATCGCAACGGTTCTGCAAATATCCAAGAAGGCCCAAACATTACGCTTCAAAGCGTTACTGGAACAACCTATGCCACTGCCATGCAAATGGGGCCAACAGGCGAAACATTGTTCTTTAACTACAATGGTTCTGCTTGGAACGAACGCGCCCGTATAGACAGCAGTGGTAACTTGCTGGTGGGGACTACGAGCAGCGTTGACAGCAACTTCAAGATTCAGCTTAACGCGCCGGCAAGTGGCGTTCGTGGGGTTGGTGTCAACGACAACGGAGGTTATGGTGTTTACCTGACCTACGACAAAACAGGACGGTATGGAGTTGATGCCGCTGCAATTCGCAACGTGGCAAACAGCCCCTTGGTGTTTGAAACCAACAACACAGAACGCGCACGTATAGACAGCAGTGGCAATCTGCTGGTGGGGACGACGAATTCGGATGCTTCTGTTGGTTCGGGTTTCAAGGTTTTGCCAGCAAACAACGGTGCAAACAACCCTCAAATCGCAATAGTTACAGCCGCATCTGCAAACACCACTGCATCGTTGTCTCTTTACTCAACTGGTGCTGGAGCGTATCGGTTTTATGTGGCTGATGGTGGAACAATCTATGCCACAAGTACCAGCATTACAGGCATTTCAGACCAGCGACTGAAAGAAAATATCCGTGATTTGGATGACGGTCTTGCAACTGTGATGGCGTTGAAACCTCGTAAGTTTGATTGGAAGGCTGGCAAAGGCAAAGACATCAAAAATGACCGTGGTTTTATTGCTCAAGAGTTTGAGCAAGTCTTGCCCGACATGGTTGAAGAATGGCGTGACCCTGCACCTGAAGGAGAAGAACCTTACAAAGCAGTTAATGCCAACTTGATTCCTACCTTGGTCAAAGCCATCCAAGAACAACAAGCCCTGATTGAACAACTCACAAAACGCCTTGCAGCCGCAGGTATTGCTTAACCCCCGAAAGGAAAAACCATGATTCAAATTGACGGTAAAACACTTGACCTGACAAAACCAGCCTCATGGGGAAACAATGTCCAAATCAAGTATGGCGGGTTTATCCAGCAAACACAAAACGGTGTGACAACCCGTGTGGAGCCATGTAAACCTAACTGCGCTTCTCTGACACAACTGTTGCTAGTAGACCCACCAAAACCCGCACCCTGTAACTGCAAAGGAAACTGAAATGACTACTACTTGGACAATCACAAACACCGACTACAACATTTCCGAAGATGGCTTGACCAACGTCATCTATTGCTTGCACTGGACTTGCAGCGCAGAGCAGGACGGATTCACTGGTTCGGTATATTCCACACAAGCTGTTTCGTACACTGTGGGCTCTCCCTTCACGCCCTATGACCAAGTTACCCAAGCCATGATGGTGGGTTGGTTGCAAGATGCCATGGGGCCGGAAGCTGTTGCCGCAACAGAATCGGCAGTGGCTGCTCAAATCGAGGCGCAGAAAAACCCAACGACAGGCAGCGGTCTGCCACCTTCTGCACAGGCAGCGTAATAAAACGGGAAGCCGCCACCCGATTTTGGCGGCACATTAAAGGAAACATCATGGGTAAAGACAACAAACCCCAGATCGTGACTATCGACAACGTAGAGTATGACGCGAACAACTTCAGTGAGGAGCAGATCACCCTGTTTCAGCACTGCATTGATCTTGACCGCAAGATTGCCTCTACGGGATTCCAACTGCAACAATTGACCGGCGGCAAAGAGTATTTCATTACTCTGCTCAAGAAAGCCCTTGAGACTCAACCCGCTGAAGCAAAAGAAGCAGCGTAAAGACATGGCCGTTGATGCGTTGGTTCTTAGCGTTATTGACGGCCTGTTTGATTGGTGCAACCGCTAAACCCGGTTGCTACCTTGATGAGTTTAACATGATTGCGTGGACGGTACACAACCCGTCGGAGCGCCATCAGATGATGCTTAAGTGGTTGGATGTAAACGGCACGTTCTGCACGGTTGACGATTACGCGACCATATGGAACAACATAGCTGAGTGGGCCGGTACTGCCGACACCCCTGTTTTGCGACACAGAATTACGCAAGGATTCAACGCGGCAATTGAAAGGCAAAAGAAGTGAAGCAACAACTACCGGATACCAAAGACAGACTGACGTTCTGGGTCACGATGCTGGTGAGCATCACGCTTTGCATCAGCGTTATTGCAATGGTGTTTGCGTTTCTTTACGGCCTGTACGTCAAGCAGGTTGATAACCATGAAATCTTCAAGATGCTGTCCCCTGCTTTTCAAACCCTGATCGGTGGCATGATTGGCTTCTTGTCTGGCGTCAAACTTATGGCTAACGAGGAAAAATAATGCTTACTCTGCTCTCCACACTTGTGTCCTTTTTAATGGGCGGTCTGCCCAAGTTGCTGGACTTTTTGCAAGATAAGTCGGACAAAAAACACGAACTAGCTCTGGCACAGATGCAAGTCCAGCGCGAAATGGAACTTCGTAAGATTGGCTTTGAGGCACAAGAGCGGGTGGAGAATATCCATACCCAGCAATTAGAAATCGAAACAAAGTCGGCTGAGAAGCAGTCATTGATACAAGCCCAACAAGCTGAGATGCAGGCGATATACGCCCATGACATGAGTTTAAACGAGGGAACGAGCACATGGATGAAAAACCTACGCGCCAGCGTCCGCCCGGTTGTTACCTACGGCTTCTTCTTTCTCCTAGTCGCCATAGACGCGAGCCTTGCCTATCATGGTATGAATACTGGCGTATCTTTTGATGACATGGCTAACCAGCTTTGGGATAACGATACCCAAGCCCTGTTTGCCAGCATCATTGCATTCCACTTCGGGGGCCGTGCGTTTGGCAAATGAAAGTTACCGGGCCTGTTCACCAGAACTACGGCTTCATCCAAACCCAGCGGGTTGATGAGCAGGCTCGGGTTCGTCACCATGAAAACCTCAAGAACCTTGAGAAGATGAACCGCCAGACGATCCAAAACGCAGAACAACAGCGGGAGACACAACGGTTAGAGACAGCCAAGTGGGACAGGGTCAGACAAGCGCAGGAAGCCTATTTGGGTGCAAATGCGCTAAAAAATGGACATAACGAAACAATGAGCCATGTGGATGTGAAGGTGTAATGTATCCGTCATGGTTTGCTATGAAAATTGAACCATGAAAAACATCCCCAATCAAGCGCAGGCTAAGGAGTTTGACACCCATATTGAGCACTGGCAAACACTGCTCAACCTGCATGATTGGCGTATAGAGCGGGGAACTAAACCCGCCAAGAACGCAATGGCTTCCGTCGAGATGGACGACGGGGCTAGACTGGCAACCCTTCGGCTGGGGGACTTTGCCGGGACACCCATCAACTCTCAGTCTTTGTCAATGACGGCACTTCACGAAGTGCTTCATGTTTTCCTCTACGACCTCATTCAAACCGCCCGGGCCAACAACGACTCCCGAATGGAAAATGAGGAACACCGTGTCATCAACGTCCTTGAAAAACTACTGGGAAAAACATGCCAAAGCCAATTGTGACTGACGAGGAATTTATTGAACTATGGAGAAAGCACCCGTCGCCCGCTGAATTGTCAAAAATTACAGGCGTTAATGAGCGTGGTATTTACTCTAGACGCAACAGCATAGAGCAAAAACACAAAGTTGTTTTGGCAGTATCAGATCTTCGTGGTACCCCCAAATATCCCAATCAAAACGCACAAGTCATCATGTCCTCCCGCAAGGAGGTGAATAAGGTAAACATTGACAACGGCATGGTTATTATTGGGTCGGATGCCCACTACTCACCCGGCGTTATTCCTGTGGCTCATAAGGCCCTGTGCAACGTGGTCGCGGAATATGGCAGGGACATCCGAGCCATTATTTTAAACGGGGATATCCTTGATGGAGGAACCATTTCCCGTCATGGCCGGATTGGTTGGAAGAAAGCTCCCACGGTTAAACAAGAACTTGAAGCTGTTCAGGAACGTCTTGGTGACATTGAGAAGGTTCGCCCGCCCGGTGCCCACTTACTGCGAACTTACGGCAACCACGACATGCGCTTTGAGACTAGACTGTCTGGTCAGGTGCCAGAGTTTGAGGGTATTGGTGGATTCTTGTTGAAAGACCATCTTCCCCACTGGACGGACTCGGAACGCATCGACATCAACGACGACTGCGTAGTTATCCATGACTGGCATTCCGGCATCCACTCAGGATGGAATGACACCCTCAAGGGTGGCTGTACGGTGGTCACAGGCCATACGCACGAACTTGGTGCAAAAGCCCATAAAGGGTTTAAATCTACCCATTTTGGGGTTAAAACAGGAATGCTGGCTAATGAGGATCAGGACGAGTTTTCTTATCGTTTAAGCAAGCCCGGTTTTAATTGGCAAAGTGGGTTTGCTGTGTTAACATGGGACGACGGTATGCTCCTGCATCCCGAGTTCTGCGCTGTGCGAGACAACGGCAAAGCGTACTTTAGAGGAAGGTTGTTTGCAGAATGAGCGCACCCCTCATCGTTTTTGTAGGTTTGATCTACGCATATATCGCAGCAGAGCAGATATATAAAGGTAACGTTGGCGGTGGGCTGATGTACGCAGGCTACGCATTTTCCAATATCGGGTTGTTCATGCTCGTAAAATAATGAAAGTCAGTGACAAGGCTATTTCAGTCATCAAACATCATGAGGGCTCTCGAAATAAGCCCTATCAATGTCCGGCTCGCCTGTGGACGGTTGGCGTCGGGCATGTGATTTGGCCCGAACAGGCCAAACTTAAATTAGAAGACCGCAACTCATTTCCTGTGCGTCAGGAAGAAATGCGCGTTTACACGCAGGAAGAAATAGATGGAATACTTCGCGCAGACTTGGCTCGCTTTGAATCAGGTGTTAGCAAACTGGTCACTGTCCCACTCACACAAGGCATGTATGATTGCCTTGTATCTTTTTCTTTTAACGTCGGCCTTGGCACATTACAGCGTTCTACGCTCCGTGCGAAACTTAATCGCGGAGATAAAGCGGGCGCAGCCGAAGAGCTGTTGAAGTATTGCATGGCGGGGGGTAAAATTTTGAAAGGGCTACAAAACCGTCGTATTGACGAGCGAGCCATGTTTTTGTCATAGGACTGATAATGCCGCTCAAGAAAATACTATTCCGTCCCGGTGTAAACCGAGAAAATACGCGGTATGCTTCTGAAGCCCTTGGCGCAGTCCAAGGCGCAGCCGAATCCGTTGGCGGCTGGTATGAATCGGAAAAGATTCGTTTTCGTGCTGGTACACCCGAAAAAATTGGTGGCTGGGCACCGTATTCAACAAGTACATTCTTAGGTAACGCCCGGTCATTGTGGAATTGGATCACCTTGGCGGGTCAAAACCTGCTGGGCATCGGCACAAACCTTAAGTTCTATATTGAGCAGGGCGGTGCGTATTTCGACATAACTCCAATACGTACAACCACAACGCTGGGAACCAACCCGTTTACAGCCAACGGCACCAAAACCATCACGGTAACTGCACCCTCTCATGGCGCAGTAAATGGCGACTTTGTAACCTTCAGTGGTGCCACTGCATTTAGTGGCGTGACTATCAACGGTGAGTATGAGATTGCCTACGTCAACGACAACAGCTACACCATCCAATATGCTACCAACGTAACCGCCGGATCGGGAGGTGGATCATCCGTATCTGCGCAGTATCAGATCAATGTGGGCCCGGCTTATGAGATTCCCTTGGTGGGATGGGGTGCGGGTAAATGGGGTGCAGGTGCTTGGGGCGTTGGCGCGGCGGCTAACACAACCATGCGTTTGTGGAGCCAGAGTAACTTTGGCGAAGACTTGGTTTATGCCCCCGCAGGTGGGCAGATTTATTACTGGAGCGCAGCAGCAGGACTTGGCACAAGGGGAGTACCCGTATCCAGTCTTGGCGGCACCGTCACCATCACAATTGCTTCTCCTGCTGTAGTCACAGCAACCGTTGCGCTAAACGATGGAACAGGTATTCAGTTTGCAACAACTGGGGCGCTTCCAACCGGCATTACTGCGGGCACGACCTATTACGTATCTTCGGCATCAGGAAACACCTTTCAGCTTACAACCAGCGCGGGCGCTGTGGTTAATACATCCGGCACGCAGTCCGGTGTGCAGTCTATAAGCAGCATCGTCGATGTGCCCTCGGTGCAAAACTTTATCTTTGTGTCCGACGTTAGCCGTTTTACGATGGCGTTTGGCTGCAATGATTACGGGTCTGCTATACAAGACCCCATGTTGATTCGCTGGTCGGATCAGGAATCGGTGGTCAACTGGTCGCCTTCGGCAACAAACCAAGCAGGCAGTGTACGCCTGTCCCACGGCTCAAAGATTGTGTCTGCCGTGCAAACTCGTCAAGAGATCGTTGTTTTCACAGACGCTTCTGTTTATTCCCTCCAATACCAAGGCCCGCCCGTGGTGTGGGGTGCTCAGTTGCTGGGCGACAATATCTCCATCTTGGGTCAGAACGCAGCCGTCATTGCATCGGGACGGGTCTTCTGGATGGGCGTGGACAAGTTCTATGTCTATGATGGTCGTGTACAAACCCTTCGATGTGACCTGCGCCAGTACATCTATAGCGACATCAACCTGAGCCAAAACCTGCAAGTGTTTGCTGGTACCAACGAGGGCTTTAACGAAGTCTGGTGGTTCTATTGTTCTGAGAACAGCACCACAATTGATAAGTACGTGGTGTACAACTACCTTGAAGATGTCTGGTACTACGGCACAATGGCTCGAACCGCGTGGCTGGATTCAGGTCTAAGGGATTTCCCTATTGCTACCACATACGTCAGTAGTGCAACGCAGGGCAACGTCACAACTTATGGCGGGCGGGTCTTGAACCATGAATACGGTGTGGATGACAACGTAGATGGCACACCTCAAGCCATGACCACATTGATTGCATCTACTGAGTTTGATATCGACGATGGTCACAACTTTGGTTTTGTGTATCGCATCTTGCCGGACTTGACGTTTCGGGGATCGACGGGGGATAACACCCCGCAAGTCACCATGACGCTGATTCCGTTGGCCAATTCTGGATCGGGCTACAACAACCCGCAGTCTGAAGGCGGGAGTAGTAATGCCACCATTCAGCGCATTGCTACGGCTCCAGTCGAGCAATTCACAGGGCAGGTGTTTATACGGGTGCGTGGCAGGCAGATGGTGTTTAGACTCGACTGTAGCCAGCTTGGTACCCAGTGGCAACTTGGCGCACCCCGCATTGACATCAGAAAAGATGGCAGAAGAGGTAATACGTGATTGTTACGTCCGATTACTCGCTAGACCAAGTACCCCCTCCCAACCTGCCACTTGCGCCGGGGCGGTATGACTCGCGTTACCAAGAACAGTTCAATAACGTCTTGCGTTTGTATTTCAACCGTTTAAACGCATTGTTGGGAAAACTTCATACTGGCAATATAACTGGCGCTGCAAATCTTCAGTTCCCCAGCATGTCTGTTCAAGACAACACAAACCAGTCTTCGTCTTTAACTTACCAAACGCCAATCAGTTACACCCAAATTGATACCGCAAATCAATTTGTTTTAAGTGACCAAACTGCCAGTTTTACC